TTAACTGATCGGCTTGTGATGAACAGCTTCTTCCCTTTCATGTAGTTGATGCCACTCCTCACAGAGTCTGCTCCCTTCTTGCATGGAAATATGTTTACTCCATACTTGTGAATCTCGTCTATTGACTTTGGCTCTGCTGAATCTGCTATTACTGGTACTGCATACTCTCTAAGTATCTTAGCTAGTTCTTGATTACTCATCTGAGTAGCATACAGCACCTCATCCATTAGGTAAGAATCTCCATCTGTATAGATTAGAACTATGGCTGTAGGATCATTTGTATATCCAAAGTCAAGACCGACATTGTATAGCTTGAACCCTTCTGGTACTTGGTCTACTTCCTTCCAATGAGTAAAGATGGTTGCTCTGCTTGTACCCCTCTCTCCTAGACCATACACCCTCCAAAAGTTTTCATCTACTTCTTTGAGTCTTTCTATCTCTTGTACTGTGGTTTCATCAAGATGTGGATTGTCTTTGTAGGTTGTTTGATAGAAGTCCGCATCTGGTCTAGTTATCACTTGGTCATATATCCAATGGAATTCGTCACTTGGATTGTAGTCTAGTATCACTTTCCAGGTAGTACGAAGCACTAACTGCCTCCAATCTTCTAGACTTATCTCATTCGCCTCATTGATAAACAGTACATCTCTCTTTCTACCTCTCACCTTTTGTGGTTGGTCTATGCTTATGAACTCTATCAAGTTACCAAAGAGCTGATAAGTACCCTCGCTTTTATTGTGAAGTGCTGGATTGTACCAGCCTTGGTTCTCTACTATTTGAAAGAAGTCTCTCATGCTAGAAGCTCTCAAGCTAGGGTAAGTCTTTCTGCATATTGTTATGACTATACCTTTTCCTTTGTTCTTCCATGAAAGCTCTACAAGGCTCTGTAAGATCGAATAAGTCTTGCCTGACCTTGTGCCTCCTTGATGAACTTGTATCTTGCTCTTTGAAGCTCTAAAGTGGTAATATGTGCTTGATTGTTTATTCAAGCCAGCTAGGCTTCTCATTACCGGTATTGATTGTAAGCTCTTGACCTTCTACATAACCTCGCTTCTTGCCTTGTGTTTTCAAGTAGAAGATTGTTGCTGTCGTATTGCCATCTTGTATCTGCTTATGAAGCTGGCTCTCTGCAAAGTCCAATGTGATATCCTTAGTAGCTTCAACATCTGCTTTGTATTGATCATCTTCTCGCATCCATCTGTAATGAGTTGTGCGATCAATGCCCACCTTTTTGCAAGCTGTTGTAACTACTCCAAGAGACTTCTCAAGAGCTTCAAGCATTGCTATTTTTTTCTTGTCTGTGCTTTTCATATCTTTGTATTATAAATGCGATGATAGTGTAATGGTAACACGCTTGACATCCAGTCAAGAATTGGCGTTCGAATCGACCTCACCGCTCTGCTTATCCCTCCTCTCTTGGAGGGATATTTTTTGCCCTTTATACATTCCAGCACCCTTTTTGTCTATTTCGCTAAATGGAATCACAGGTACTGTTATTTCACACTTTTGGTCAATAAGATATATGTATCTTAATTGAAAGCCTGATAATTTTACACCTCCTTGCGCTTTAATCCATTGTGTACCTGACTTTCCACCGCTCTGTTTGGTTCTATGAGCTGAACTGGTTAGACTACAAATGACCTCACCGTTTGGGAGCTGATATGTGCTTGTATTTTTGTTTACTCCAATCAACTTAAAACCGCTTGCTCTGTATATTGTGCCATCTCCACACAGATTACCATCGGAATAACTAAGAATCCATTTTATGTGAGATGCATTTTTTTTGATCATTTTGATGCTCACAGAAATGCACCGACTTTCTGAGTTTTTAGGCAAGTAATCATCAAAAGCCATTCTATTTAATTCTATTACTTCATTCCATTGAGTACCCTTTACAAAGTGAATAACATTTTTTTTAACCATAGGACTGCCATAACTCATCACTCCATGCAACTTGCCATCTAAAAAAGCTCCAAAGTGTAGTTTGGAATTAGGTACTACTTTCCCAGAATAGTGATGCTTTTTTACAAAAGCATTTGCAACTTGAGATGGTATGACTTTAAGGATTATGTCTTTTGCTCTACCCATTGCATGATAATTAAGTACAGTGCATTACCGTTAGAGTTTTCATTGCCCATTGTCTCACAATACTTGTATTCCTCTGTATGTTTTATTTCTTGAATTGCGTTTCTTATTTGATCTGCTTGTTTATCTGCAAGAGTAAATGTCATTTGCTCAAAAGGCTCTTTATCTCCATCTGGTAGCACAAACTCTTCTGTCAATTCATTAGGGTTTAAACCCCATTCTTCAGGTAGCTCCATACCCCAATCTATAAGCTCCTCTTGATCCCATGTAGCTAAGTCATCCCAATCCCATTCTCCAAACCCTACATTGTCCTTGATGATAAACTCTCTTTGCTTGTCCTCTGACCAATCTACCACTAGCACATCTGCTTCTTTTGCTCCAGAAGCTACAAGAGCTTTGTATCTCATGTTTCCACCTAGTATTGTGTAGTCTTTATTCACTACAATAGGACGAGCTTCTAGCATCTCTGGGAACTCCTTAATGCTTTTCTCTAGCTTCTCTTTCTTGTCCTTCTTGAGTAGTCTTGGATTGTCTGGATTCTCTTGGAGCTTTGATACTTTTACTTTCTCTCTTTTCATACTCTGTATTGATAAGCGCAAACAGCAAGCCGTTGCTTCTCGTTAGGATATTCTTTCTTCATGGTCTCATCATTCATGCACCTTTCCAGGAAGTCTTTACGAGTCTCTTTGTATTGTCTTCTAGGTATCGGCATCTAATTTGGTTTTGTAATGTTCTATGATCTTGTCTGTCTGTATCTTGTAGAAGTCTTTAAACTTACCCACCTCATCTTGTTTCCACAGCTTGTATAAGACTGCTCTTAATCTTTGGCTTTGGCTCTTTGGCTGGTCATATAAGTCTAGGTCAATCTTGTCCAGTTCTTCTATCTCTGCTTGTGGCATCTTCTCTCCAGCTCGAAAGTATAAGATACCGAACGTATCAAGCATCTCATGAATCTCCATTACTTGAGCTGGAGTAAGCTCTTGAGTAACGAATCTGATTGATACCGTTCTGTCCTTTCTAGGTGAATAACCATCTAGCTGTGCTACTTGTATCATCGAGCTTTCCTTTTTATGGTTATCCTAGTCAATAGAAACAAGACCAATGCTATCAAAGACAAGTTGATCAAGTTTGGATGCCAATGCTCTCCACATATTCCAAGTGCATGGTATAATACTTCTTTCATGTTCATTTGTTTTCTTGTGATGCTTTTACCTCATCTACGATCTGCTTCAAACAGCTACCACATGATGTGAGCTTCTTGTCTGATCCAAAGGCTTGATTGTATTCTCTCACTAGCTCCTCAGCATCTTCTCTTTTCATTGTGTTGCCTTTGATACCGTTCACGATCTTCTGCAACTTCAGGAAGCTCTTATAGTCTACTTCTGCTTTCCACTTGCTTGCTGGACAGCTTGCGCTTTTGAACTTGGTCTTCTGAGCCATATTACAGCCACATAGTCTGACCTTCTTCTTTTTACCTACGTCTACTAGATCACCTTTGAATTTGCCCTTGATCATGTTCACTGGTAAGAATGTACCGCAAGATGTGGTCTTCTCCTTGAACCATTCACAAGACTTGCAGATATTGAAACGCTCGTTTCTATTTTTAGTTGTAGTGAATATCATAGTAATGCTTTATAACCTCTTTGACCTTTTTTAGTCTGTGGTAAACTGTTGTACTAGGTATGCCACTCTCCTCACTTAGCTTGTGCATATTCTGACCTTGTAGGTATAATTCAAACAGCGTACGATCAAACCAAGTTAAGTGCCTCATGATACTATCTATCTGCTCCCTTTGAATGACCTTGCTCATATCTCTATGCTCTGCTACGTCTTCAGGAACTTCATCTACATAGGTTGTCAATCTTAGCCAGTACTTATCTCTAGCATTGTGCTTCATGCCTTTCTTGAAATAGTAGTCGGTCATTTGATCATTGATATAGATGAAATCAGATTCAACGGCTTTTAGATAGGTGTAATGTACAAGGTCGCTAGGTTGGCTCGTCAACTTTTGTGCATAGCTGACAAGCATATTATAGTTGTCTTGTACATAGCTATTCAAGCTCATTTAATAGTTGCTGATAGTGTTTAGTGAGATTGATCAAGTCAAGGTTGCTATACTTCGTTATCTGGTTTGATTGCCTTACCAAGTCCTCCGCTGTACCTTCTCCATGAATCTTGTCTATGTTCAATCCAAAGATGTATTGCTGTCCTCCGTTGTACATATTGCACCCTCCACATTGAGGAGCTACATTAAGCTCGTGCCATCTGGTAGAGTACTTCTTCCTAGTCTGAAAATGACCACATTGAAGGTCTTTCCAATGAGCCTTCCTACCACACGTGAAACACTCAGCGATGCCATCATGATCTGCTTCTCTTTTACGAATGTACCTAGAGAATACAGTATCTAGCTTCTTAACTATTGTGCTTCGTTTTGCTTGAGCCATCTATCTAAGTCGTTCAGTTCTTGCAAGATACGCAATTTTTCGTCTAATCTCAAGTGTTGCTTTGCAGTATACATACCAAGCCTACGTTCATACAAGTACTCCTTTTCATCTCGGATTAACATTTGTTCCAATCCTTTTCTATATGTTTCTATTGCTTTTCTCATTTGTGATGATCTAAGATATGTTCTTCCATCTGATCCCATAGCTGTGGGCAACATGAGTCTATCATTTCACTTACTGCTGTTTCTCCAATATATACTTCATGTATCTCTACTGCATCTGGTAGACCTGGATAGCCAGAGCCATCAGGATAGTAATATACAGTCTTGTCTCCTTCGTGGAAGTCATAATCAATCTCAAATTCTATTCCGTACTTTTCAAATATCATTGCTTTTGCTTTTTGTTTAAGGCATCTATGCCCTCGTATATTCTGTAAATTACCTCCGGGACAATTGCATTTCCGTAGGCTTTTATTGATTCTCTTCTCCATTTAGAAAAGGTAATAGAGTCCAATCTATCGGAAAGTCCATCATCTCCGCTACAAATTGGGGGTTTAGTTGGGAATTTTTTCCATTCGTGTTTAATGTAACCCAGCTGGACAGATCGTTCTTCTCTCCTCTCCCTCTTTTTATCAGAGACTCTTTGCTTCCGCTTCCGTTCTGATCGCTTACTATTGGAGTCGGAAGCATTCCCTTGTACGCTTGCATTGACAGATCGACTTGTCTTCCCTTTTGTATTCTGTTCTCCCAATACTTGTCGCTCTTTGCGTGCTTGTGTTCTCCTGCTGTTGGTGTTGGTAGCATTTGAATCGCTACTGTCAAAGGCGTACCTCCTTGCTTGTACTTTGCTTTTCGATTGCTTGCGCTGTCTTTGGTTGGTGTAGGCAACAATGAAGACTCTGTCTCTTCTGTGAGGAGCTTGTACGGCTTCAGCTGGTATAACAAGCGGTTGGCATTCGTAACCTTCTCGCTCAAGATCGTTACAGATGCTTTCGAGGATTCCGATGTCTTCTCTTTGGTATATTGTATTGTCTTGCTCAAAAAGATTGGCTTGGCTTCCCACTTCAAATGGTGCGCCCTTGACTCCCATTGTGATGATTCCAGCAACATTTTCACCAATGATCCAAGTGGGCTTGCACTCTTTAATGATTCTGAGCATCTCTTTCCAGAGATAACGCTCATCTTCTGCTCCTTTTCTGCTTCCAGCATTGCTGAATGGTTGACAAGGAAATCCTCCCGTAAGTACATCGATTTGTCCTCTGTATTGTTTTGCATTGAATTTTGTGATGTCTCCATAATGATCTGTATTAGGAAAATGATACTCTAGTATTTTTCTTGGAAAGTCCTCCCATTCACAGCTAAAGATATTTTTCCACCCTAGTCTCTGTGAAGCTATCTCAGGTCCTCCAATACCGCTGAAAAGTGTAGCATGATTCATCTTGACCAATTTGGAAGTGTTAGTAATTCTATTTGTTGGCTATAGCTTTCAGGAGTTCCATCCCATGCTTTAAACCTTTGGCAAAGATCATACAGCAGTTCTTGTCCTCTGTCTTTGAAGTCTTGATCTGGTGCATAAATAGCCACGTTATGTGGTGCTTTGTTTTCTACTGCTACCCAAAAGAAGTTATCTGCTCCTGATAGCTCCAGGTAAATAGCGCATTGTAAGTGATACATAAGATTGTATGCTTGCTTTTGGAAAGCACTAGGAGAAGCATCTTGAGTAGTCTTTAAGTCAATAACGCTGTTGCTGTTCACAGCATCTGCAAAGCCTCTAAACTCAATGCCATGTATCGTACCAGTAAGTTCTA